CGCATCTGCATATATCACTGTCAGGAATATGCAAAGCCTCGGCTATATTTTTAATACCTACTATGCCGCAATCCATACACTGATAAGCCTTAAAGCCTTCTGGCGTATCTAATTGCTCTAGCCATAGAAACTCGGTATTACGTTTACATCCATTACATTTGAACTGTGGGTGCATTATGGTAATATCCTTATTGCCTGGTATGGCACTGAGTACAAACTAAGTAATTACCACTATGTATTAACCTGTCATCATTACAAGCTATACATACGTCATTAGATGGTTCAAACTTTACCTGGTCGTTCTCTATGCGCTCCAGGTAAGGTCCACCTCTTAATATTTCAACATATCCCATTACTCACCTCCTTTGCCTGGTTCTGAATCATCAGGCCAATACCATGTGCCTGCAGCTGTAAGTTTTGCCCATTTAGCTTCACACTGATCTGGCTTTGATGCAGTACATACATAACCTGCGTATGGTTTATTGGTCGCTTTGGCTATGCCTTCTTTTTTTACCATATCACCATGCCTGCAAGTAAAACCAACAGAAACCACTTCACCAATTTGGCTAACGCTTTCACCAATAGACCACTCAACAGGTACAGGCTCGTTGCCAGTATCTTTAGATTGTGTGTCCACAATATGTAACGCCATCTCCATCGCAGCTGATTTAGATCCTGGTCGGCCATATTTAGGCGTAAATTGTTTTTCATTTACTCGTGCCATTTCTTCTCGACTAGGTCCATTCTTTTCAGTACCGATATTAGCCACCTTAAAAGCAACGCCTCTAGCCGAAGTCGCACAATTTTCAAGCGCAAAGTCACGATTAACGCCACGATCTGATATGACCTCTTTGGCTTCACCTGTTGCGAATGGTTTTTCATCAGCGTTGTCCCTAAATAATTCACATACAACAATGACTCTAGTGTCTGACTCCTGGACAATCCTTGTTCGTACTGCTCCATTTGGATACCTTTCCCAAAATATATTTGAACGTTCTTGAACTGTGGTGTATTCACTTAAATCAAATGCCATTATTGCCACACTCCATCTTCGTCTTGCATAGCATCGGTAATTGTTTTAGCGATGGCAATGTATCCAAGCGCATCTTTGTAATTGTCAGCGACTCCTGGATCCTCAGCTTGTCGGCTGATTTTGACCAAACACATGAGAATTGCAACCTCATTTGGTTGTATTGGATAGCCAAGGTAAGCCGACCAGAGTTCGGCAATACGTTTGTGGTTACTAATTGGGTGACCATACTGCGTACCCCTACTGTGCAAGATTCCAATGACTTCATCAAATAGTTTCTCAGTCGTTGTTGGCATCAGTTTTAATCTCAATCATCCGGCGGTGCATATCCCAACCATCTTTACGCCCACGCCAATAGGAAATATCTTTGGCATTTTGAAACATTCCGTATGCCCAGATAATAACAACCATTACTGCAACCCATAACAAGCCTGCTTCTTGTAAACTCATGCATTCACCAATGTCTTTCGAAGATGACATGGACTTGCATAGTTGGTCAGCATGACCCAATCGCCTGTGCCTTCATCGCTGTGGATAGCATAGTTTTTACCTAATGTACTGATAAAGCCTTCTGCTAACTTTAATGAAGCATAATTATCAAACCAATATGCATACTGCCAAGTAAAGAATGGAGTTGGATCAAATCGATCTGATTGTTTTTCCCAATCTTGATTCATCCATTCCATTGAATTTGTCCACAGCTGTTCAAAATCACCAGCTTTTAGATCAATCTGTATTTTCATGTAGCCCTACTTTCTATACCACAATCTGTGGCATGGAAATAGTGTCTCAGGTCTGTATGACTTTGTGAACGATTTTGGGGCGTATTTGTATAACGATTTGGTAACGATATTACCCGTAATACCTGCCCAGTGCTGTGAATGAGCCATCCTTCGGATCGACTGGGACCAGCGTGGGTGTTAGTCCCTTTTTGGATGTTTCTAGTATAGCAAAGCCATTCTGCCAATTTGCGCTGTTATAGCGGATATAAGACATTTTTTTCATATTGCATAGGTTTCCACTCTCTATACCTGTTAAGGCCCTGTAATGGCTTCCTATGGCTTCTGTGAACGTGCTGGCACCCAATCTGTGGCTATGGCCTACAACACAATTTTTGCCCCATTTTTTAGCAAGATTAAGAGCTGTAATTCCAGCGTGCTGGCTCATACTTCCTTCATCTCCATGGGCTAATATCCAACCTGGATGAAATTCATAGGCAGTTTTGTGGTATTCCATGCCCATCTCTTTGAACCCCATGAATAATGGGTATTGTAATTCTGGCAAACTAATTAAGCCAGGTACTTTTAATAAAGTATTATATAAGCGATCAGAATGATTAGACCTGACAATATGCATTTCACTGCTGTACTCTCCAAGGTCCCAAAGTATTTCTTTGCAAAGCTCACGATCAGCATGAATGGTTTGCTCATAAGCCAAAGGTGTTTTTTCACTCCAACGACTAATGGTTTGAAAATCCATTTCATCGCCGACCACCAATACAGAATCAAATCGCTCACGCTTTACCAGTTTCTTTAGATTGATGATCGCCGAATCCAACTGGTACGGTATTTGAAGATCTGAGATTACTAACCATCTTTTGGCTTTAATCATCATCCGTTTCTGTAGGATCTAATGTTGGAATGATCGCATCAGGTTTGTCATTAGCGATCCAATCAGGTAGAGAATTAGGCTCTTGCATAAAGAACCAGGCAATCTCGTTACTGAATCCAGCCTTCTTTGCAGCTTTGTAGATCTCATGCTTGGTAATCATAAAGACATCAAGTTTAGATAATGGATCGGGTGACTTACGCACCACTCTTCTATTAACCTTCTTGCGCTTACGTGTATTAGCCATCTTAAAATTATGACTTACTAATTAAGATAAAGAGATCATCGACACGCTTCTCTAATCGTGTTAATTGATCCTTCATGCTAGATCCACCATTAGGTCGTAACTCGTTCAACCAGCCTTTAACTAGAAAACGTAAACCTAATAGACCGCCGGATAGCACGGCGATAGCGCCAGCCCCAAATGAGGCCCAGTCCGATGGTGTCACTTCTTCGGAGTTGCATAGCCAAATACTCCGGCTAATACTGCCCATAGAACAGCACGATAATCAGCTGCAAAGTTTGATGCTGCCCATGCTGATAAGAATGCACCAGCTGTTAATACGTATGGATTCTTCATGTTCATATTTTGCCTCCTAGTAGTGGTATATCGAACGCTTTGCCATCTTGATCTCCAGCCTTTGTAAAGCTGATATGTATGTGCTTTGTGTGTTTGTTAAACCCAGAATACTTACGCCACTTGAAATTAAGGATCTTGCTTGCAATCATGCCATTATGGATTACGTACGATATACGCTTATCGGTCTTCGCACAGATTCTGATTTGGTCAGCCAGATATACTGAGAGCCCTTCGGATGAATCCAAGCGAGAATCAATATCAATGGCTCGCACACATCCGGTGCTGTCTGGATTATGATCAGATTTTCTGGCACTGTGACGAGCATCGCCAAGCCACCCATCACTGGCAGTGCGCCGATCTGGATACCAGGTAGTAACGGCATCTCTTACAGTCTCAGCTGCTTTAGAAAGCCAGGGGCTTGACATCGTGATCCTCGTTAGTGCATTCCCATTTAGCAGCTGCAGCATTTAATACTGCCTCATCATGGCATTGAGGCGGCATAAAAATATCCTCTAATGGAAGATAGGTATAACCTATGCCTGCATAATTACCTCTAATCTTTGCATTATATGAAGTTCGTTTGCAGGTTTGACCTCTAAAGTTTCCATACCAAGTTTCAGCATCTAATCCTTCTATGGTTTCAGTTTCATCAATACCTGTAATAACTTCGGTAACTATCCCATCTGTAATAAATGCGTAATGTGCCATTATGCCCAACTCACATTTCCAGTACCAGCAGTAATTGTGGCTCTCTTATATCCACCACTTGCAGCACTTTCAGTTCCAGTTAAACCTGCACCAATAGTAATTGTTTTTGTATCTGCATATCTTAAAATTACAATTCCTGAGCCGCCTGCGCCACCATTACCACCTGGTGATCCAGCACTTCCACCGCCGCCGCCACTACCAAGATTTGCAGTTCCTG